CGCCCCGTCTTCTGGAGGGCCGAAGGCTCCTACAGCAAGCGGTGGGTTAGGGGAGAATTTTCTTGAGCAACTCCCTTGCCAAGAGCCGCGCGCGAGAGTAGCTTCCTGTTGAGATAGCCCGAGAACCGGGCAGGACCGACCGAAAACGGAGGCCCAGAGCGCAGAAACCCTGCCTCTGGGCCTTTTTTGCGTTTCCAGGAGATCTGCGTGGCCGTATCTGCCTACTCCATCGGCGTCAAGTACGCGAAGAGTCTCGCCAAGCGCGGGAAGGTGGATCGCGACTCCTCTTGGGGCTTCACAGCGGAAGACGGAGACAAGCTCCTGGGTGCGGATGGTGACGACTGGGGCTTGTACGGCAAGTTCCATCTCGGAACCCATCCCGGCACCGACGAGGACACCAAGGCGCATTGGGCCTACCCCTTCGGAAAGAACGGCAAGGTCTACCGCCACGGCATCATCGCCGCCAAGTCTCGGGCCGCTGCCGAAGGGCACACCGCGATCGAGACCGCCGCGAACGAGATCCTGGAGATCATCGACGCGAACAAGGACTCCGTGACGACCGCTGAGCGTGCCTCCCGCACCGACTTCTTCGACTTCCGCGACTGGCAGACCCAGAAGCTGGAGAAGACCTCCGAGGGCTTCCTGAAGGGCCGTACAGCGATCTCCAACATCGGGGTTTTCGGCTACCGGAACGAAGACGGGTCGATGCGGTACGAACTCCGCCACCCCGACGACGTTTTCGACCCAGAATCCCTGGCGACGCTCGACGGCAAGCCCCTCACAAACGACCACCCCACCGAGGGCGTGGACCCCAACAACGTGCAGGGCCTTGCCGTCGGCACCGTTCATTCCCCGACCCACGACGCCTACCACGTCATGACCGGGATCGTGATTCACCGGGCCGATGCCCTGGCCGACGTCGGCCGGGGCAAGGTCGCACTCTCGGCCGGCTACCACACCGACCTCAAGCCGGAGAGGGGCGTCTACCTGGGCGTCCCCTACACCCACCGGCAGACGAACATCCACTACAACCACGTCGCCATCGTGGACGAGGGTCGTGCCGGCGATGCCGCACGGTTGCGGATGGATGGCATCAAGATCGACCACAGCGAAGTTCCCACGAAAGGGGAGAAAATGGCCAAGATCCGTCTCGACAGCGGGGCTGAATTCGAGGTTCCGGAGGCCATCGGCTCCGCCTACGAAGCCCTGCATGCCGAAAAGAAAGTCCTCGACGCCAAGGTCCAGGAAGCCACCGCCGCCCTGGAAGCCGCCAACAAGGCTGTGGACAAGGCCGCTGGCGAGCTCGACGCCGCCAAGGCCGAAGTCGTCCGTCTCGAGAAGGAGAAGGCCGAAGGCGAAGAGTCCGGAGAGGACTCCATCCAGCGCCGCGTGGCTCTCCTCACCTCCGCCCAGGCTCTGGGCGCCAAGGTCGACGCCAAGATGACCGAGCGTGCCGTGCGCACCGCCGTCATCGCCCTGGACACCACCGACTCGATGGAGGGCAAGAGCGACGAATACGTTCTGGCCCGCTTCGATGGTGCGGTGACCACTCTCAGCAAGCGCAAACCCGCCACCGAAGCCGGCGGATCCACCCATAGCGACGGTGCCCTTGGCTCGTCCGCGGCCAACGAAGTGGCTGCCGCCAAGCAGAAGCGCGCCGACGATCTCAAAAACGCCTACAAGCGTGAAAAGGAGACCACCTGATGCCTGCCTACGGAGCAATCGACACCGGCTTCGCCGGACTCGTCGTCAACGGAGAAGACTTCATCGACTCGCTGGTGAACGCGGACGCCGCCGCCATCCCCTTCGGGTACCCGGTCTGGACCCAGACCAACTTCGACAACCAAGCGTTCAACTACTCGGCCGGGTACTTCCTGCGCGGTGTGGCCGTCCACACGCACAAGGAATACATCGCAGTCGGCGCCTACGCCGTCGGCGATGTTGTCGGAGTGCTGCGCGAGGGCGCGATCCAGGTCGTGGCCGGCGCTGCCGTCCAGTCGGGCCAGAACGCCTACTGGGACAACACCAACAAGTGGTGGACCAACGTCACCACCGGTGGAACCATCCAATCCCCTTACCGCTTCCGCACCAGTGGCGCCTCCGGCTCGATCGTCGAGTTGGACGTCATGAAGTCGCCGGTCGCGCTGGTCGGATAAGGAGCCAACCCCATGAAAATCACGAACAAAGACTCCCTCGACCAGGCCTACAGCACTCGCGAGGAAATGACCCTCGACGACCTCCGGGCCGCCGTCACTTCGCGCTTCTACGGCGCGCGTGGCGACTCCGTGTCGCCCATGCTCCACCTGGACGCCGGAGAGGAAGCCTTCTTCATTCTCCAGCTGACCTACATCCAGCGCCAGCAGCTGGAAGTCCCGCACAAGCCCCTGCGGGCTTCGCTGTTCATCCCGGTGTCCGCCGAGGCCCCTCCCGGGGCGGACTCCTACAAGGTGCGCTACTTCGACATCGTCGGTTCGGCGAAGTGGGTCAACGACTACGGTTCGGACTTCCCGCCCGCCAACACCTACGGGTCGGAGAAGACCTTCAACATCAAGTCGCTGGGCTCCTCCTACCGGTACTCCTTCCAGGAGGTCCGTCGGGCGCAGATGGCCGGACAGCCGTTGGACGCCCGCGAAGCCATGGCCGCCGAGCGTGCGATCAACGAGAAGATCGACAGCGTCGCTTGGCTTGGTGACGCGAGCGTCGGCATCTACGGCCTGCTCAAGTACCCCGGTATCACCACCTACACGATCCCCGCGACGGGTACCGGCTCTTCGACCCTGTGGTCGCTGAAGACCCCCGACCAGATCATCGCCGACGTGACCGGCCTGATCTCTGCAGTGCGTGTGGCGACCAACGGCAAGGAAATCCCGACCACGCTGCTTCTGCCGCAGGTCGAGTACATCCGCCTCGCTGGTCTTCGCACTGGTTCCGCTGGCGACAAGACCGTGATGGCCTACCTCAAGGAGAACCTGGCGCTGGTCGGGCTCACCGAGATCGACTGGATCAACGAGTCCGTTGGCATCGGCGTCGCCGGAAACATCCCCGCCGGACAGGCCGCGTCGAACCGCGCGATCGTCTACGTGAAGGATCCCGAGCACCTGTCCCTGGAGCTGCCCATCTCCTTCGAGGCCATGGCCCCGCAGCTGGAAAACATGCAGTTCAACGTCCCGTGTCACGCCCGGACTGCCGGCGTGATCCATCGCTACCCTCTGTCCGTGGCCATCGGCGACGGCATCTGAGGCCCCTGGGCCTGCGGACTGACCTCCGCAGGCCTTCCACCCATCGAAGTTTCGGGAGAAAACCAAGATGCCCATCGTACGCAATACCACCGACGGCCTCATCATCGTCCCCGTGGACCATCACCAAGCCGTCGTCTTCAAGTTCCCTCCGGGACACACCCACATCCCCAAGGAAGCCTGGGCGGAGGGTGTCTACATCCTATCCGAAGCCCACGAGCTGGAGCAGTTCGGTCGCGGGATCAAACCCAAGGCCGACGGCACCAAGGAGATCCCCACAGGGGTTTCCCACTTCGCCAAGTCGCACCTGAAGAACGGCGCACTGGCCGTGCTGACCGTGAAGAAGAACGTGCCGGAGAAGCGCGGCGACAAGACGGTCGACGTTTCGACCGAAGTCGACGTGGAGTCCCTCAAGGACCTGGATGCCCAGGCTGCCGAGAAGGTCGTGGCCGACACGCACAGCTCGGACACGCTGAATATGTGGAAGGAAACCGAGGGCCGCGACTCCGTTCGCGCCGCCATCGCCAACCGCATCGAGAAGTTCAACAAGAAGCCTGAGTAAGGAGGTAGCGAGTGTCGCTGCAGCCGCTGGACATCATCACAGCACGCGCCCCGGCACTCGCGGCCCTTTCAGGCATTTCCACCTACATCTCGCTCGCGACGGATCAGACGGCGCCGGTCACGGCGACCTCCTGGCCCAGCGCGAACACCTGGGCCATGGCCGTAGCGCTCCTCGCGATGCACTGGGCCCAGCTGGATTCCCCCGGCCAGCGCCCCATGGGCGAGTCGGGCCCCGTCAACTCCAAGAAGGAAGGCGCAGCCTCCATCGGGTTCTCCGCTGGTCGTGGTCGTTCTTCCTCCGCGGATCCTGACGAGGATTTGAAGCAGACCTACTGGGGGCAGAATCTCATCGGCCTGCGCGATCGGTGTTTCTCCTCGATCGTCGTGGCTGGTGGGGATGTCCCCGCGGCAGCTTGGGACTACAATATGTGGGACGGCGGATGATCTCCATGACTGCCCACACCGTCGAGAACGTGAAGGTCCTGCGTGAACTCCAGGTCCGCGCCGAAGGGTTGAAGACCTTGTGTGCTACCGCAGGCTGGCACCAGGCCGAGGGCACCCGCCCGAAGTTGAAGCGTCGCGCCAAGGGCACCCTGATTTCCGACTACCGGACCAACGTGGCCACGGTCGCGCTCGTCCATGAGACGGGCTCCTACGCCCGGATGATCCCGGCCCGTCCCGTTCACCGCACCGCCTACCGCAACGCCGGGTTCCGTGCGGAGCTGGTGAACTTGACCATTCATGAGTACCGGGCGTTCTTGTTGCGCAAGAAGCACCCCGAGGCCGTTCTGCAGGCCATGGGATCCTTCTGGCGCAGTCGGTTCGATCGCGTGTTCGACGGCGAGAACGCTTGGGATTCCCTTTCCGAGGCGACCCTCCGTCGTCGCTACGCTGCGGGGAACAACTCCGAGCAGCCTCTCGTCGACACCCGGCAGATGCGCGACACGACCACCGCCAAGGTGCAGGTCGCTTCGATGGTCGAGAGGGCGTGGATCCCGTGATTATGTTCCCCAAGAACCTTTCAGTCACCCGCCAGACGGCGGACATCTGGGTCAACGGCCAGCTCACCGTTGGAGCCACGACCACCGTGCCGTTCATCGGGGACGCCCAGCCGGCGAACAGCGACCTCGTGTCGCTCCAGATCGGGCGCATGGGTGTGGGCAAGACCCGCATCTTCTCCGACCGCAAGCTCCAGGTGGGAAGCGTCGCCGACCCGAAGGCCAACGGCGACATCTTCGTCTACGAAGGCAGCAACTACGAGCTGATCCAGGAGAACCCCTTCGACGTGGGGCTCATCCCTCACTTCGAATACCTCGCCGAGCTTCGTGAGGCCACGGCATGACCGGCCAAGCCTTCTACACGTTCCTCTACACCTGGGCATACGGCGTGCTCGGCGCCGTCCCGGTGTTCCAGGCGTACCAGAATGCCTCGCCCCCTGTCACGGGCACCTATGTCGCGATCGAGGACGACAACGACTGGCAGCCCTACGGTCTGGTCGACGCCGTGCAGGACACCCTGGAGACCGACCTGAACTACAGCTACGTCGTCCGCCCGGTGTTCTGGGAAGTGCGCGGCCTGGGTGACAGCCTGCGCGCGCTGAAGGAAAGCCTGGAGACGCAGACCGTGAAGGATCTGTTCTCCGCCAACGGCGTCGGCGCTCTTCGCTTCTCCGACCAGATCCTCTCGCTGCCGTACCTGTCCACGGAGACGCAGTACACCCGGGAACACCGGTGGCAGCCATCGTTCACCGTGAACAACCTCTCGACGGATGCCGTGCCTTCCGTCGCCACCGCTCAACTCGTTCAAACCCTGGGGCCCTAAATGAGCAATCTTCTTGTCAACGGATGGGAACACCTGGAGCACGGGCTCCTTCACCGCATCGAGTTCGCCAGCAACTGCGCGGGGCCGGACGGCGCCAAGGAGCGCGTCAAGCACGCCGTCGTGGCGTTCATCAAGGAACTTCGTGAACTGGCTCTCGCCGAAGCCGAGAAGGTCCTGCCCGTCGCCGAAGAAGCAGGCAAGGAAGCGGTCGACACCGCCCTGAAGTCCGCCGCCCCGGTGATCGAGGAGAAGCTGGGCGAACCCGCCGGATCCGTTGTGGAGGCCGGCCTCGCCGAGGTTGCCGCCGCAGGCGAGCACATCGTCGTGGACGAGCTCGCCCATGTCGCCAACGAGGTCGAAGCCCCTGTGGTCGAAGCCCCTGTGGTCGAGTCCGCCGAAACCGAAACCAAGTAAGGAGCCACCATGGCCACGCCTCTCGACCAAATCGTCCCGGTCTCCATCAAGATCGGGGCCATCGTTCCCTCCCAGGTGGCGTTCGCGACCCCGATGATCGCGGCGCAGTTCTTGCCCGCCAAGACCACCGTGACCTTCACGCGCTCCAGGATCTACACGTCGCTGGCCGCCATGATCGCCGATGGGTGGAACACCTTCGACAGCGTGTACCTGTACGCGCAGAGCATGCTCTCGCAGAACCCCAACGTGCAGAGCTTCGTCGTGGGCCGCAGGGACTCCGGCGATCCCGACTGGCCCACCGCGCTGACCGCGATCCAGGCGGAGAACCCGAACTGGTACGCTTTCGTGGCGGTGCCCAACGCCACCACGGTGTCCGCCTGCATCACCGAGCAGCTCCAGATCGCCGGGTGGGCGGAAACCGCGACCCGTCCGTTCTTCACGGACTCGGCCGACCCCGCCATCCTGGCCGCAGGATCCGGCGACGCCGCCACGCAGATCGCCGCACTGACCCGCAACTACACCGTGGTCACCTACCACGTGCCCGCGATCGCCACCGCGTCGTCCACGGTGACCGGCGGCGCGTCGCAGGCCGTCGCGACGGTCTCCACCCCGAGCATCGGTGTGGGCGTGGTCAACCTGTCCTTCAGCGCCGCCTTCATCACCGGCAACACGGTCGCGGGAACGATCAACGGACAGGCGTACTCGGTCCTCTACAACACCAGCGACGCCCAGACGTTCCTCAACCTGGTCGCCGCGATCCAGGCGCTGACCGGTACCCCGGTCTCGGCGGTCAACCCCGCTGGCGCGACCTACGCCAACCGCTCCATCAACATCGGCGCGGCGCCCGCCGGCGCTCCGGCATCGGGCGAGGCGATCTCCGCCGCTTGGCTGGGCTACGTGCTGACCCTGCCCTTGGGCTCCTGGAATCCCGCTTACCGGACTCTGTCCGGCGTGACTCCGGACGCGCTGACGGTGAGCCAGAAGCTCTACGCTTGGGGCAAGCTCGCCAGCACGTTCACCACGGTGGCTGGGCTCAACTTCACCGAGCGCGGATGGGTCGCCGGCGGCACCTACAAGTACTTCGACATCACGATGGGTGTGGACTGGCTTCACACCAACATCCAGACCGAGATCCTCCAGCTGCTCGCCGGGAACACCAAGGTGCCCTTCACCGACGCGGGCGGGGCTCTCCTCCAGGCCACGGTGGCCGGAGTGCTCCAGGCGGCGGCGGCCAACGGAATCGTGGACCCGACGTCCATCGTGGTCACGGTCCCCAAGGTGGCGAACATCTCGTCCACCGACAAGGCGAACCGCAACTTTCCCAACGTCAGCTTCCTGGCCCGAGTGCAGGGAGCGGTCAACACTGTCGTCATCAACGGCACGGTCTCGTTCTAAGGAGGACGGCAGATGTCTACCACGGTCAGAACTTTCGACCCTTCCAAGGTCATCGTCGCCATCGCAGGGGTCGGAGTCATCTCCGGCTTCGCGGACGGCTCTTTCGTCAAGGTCACTCGTTCGGGTTCCGCCTTCGAGAAGAAGCGCGGGGCGGCGGGCGAGATCGACCGCATCAACAAGAACGCCTACGACTTCGAGGTGGAAATCACCCTGAAGCAGACGTCGCCGTACAACGCGGTCCTCTCCGGACTGCTCGCGGCGGACCAGGCTTCGAACCAGGGGATCTTTCCCCTCACGATCACGGACACCTCGGCGTCCTCCGTGTCGGCCACCCCGCCCTCCGTCTTCGCCGCTCCGTCGGCGTGGATCGAGAAGGATCCGGACGTGGACTACGCGGACTCGCTGAAGAACCACACGTGGAAGATCGCCACGGGCGTCGGAGCGAACTTCATCGCCGGCGACTGATCGAGCAAACCGTAAGCACATGGAAGGGAGATCCAGATGCTTGAAGTGAAGGAAATCGAAATCCTGGGGCACAGGTTCCAACTGACCCCCATGGACCCGTTCAAGGCCAAGAAGTGCGACATCAAGGTCGCCAAGGTGGTGGCCCCGTGCCTACTGGTGCTCAAGGGAATGACCGCAGGGGTGAAACCCCAATTGGCGAATCCTCAAGGTGTCGAGGAAGAAGAGCCCGCCGATGTGAGCCCAGCCCCGAAGGAGGAAGAAGATCCACTGGCCGGGCTGGACCCGGAGATGCTGGTGCAGGCCTTGACGATGGCTCTGGGAGAGCTGGACGATTCTGACCAACTCTTCAAGGACTTGTTCGCGGGAGTTGTCTGGATTTCCGAGTCCGACGATCAGGCGAACGGAGCACCTTCGCAGCTTCTACTCGACTCGACAAGCGCCATCGCAAAGGCGTTTCGGCTCATGGGGGAAGGGCCGACCATGTTTTACCGCCTCGCCATAGAGGTCGCGAGGTACAACAAGTTCTCCCCTTTTGCCGTAATCGGGGGTGGCGCGGGAACCCCCGGAACCAGTGGCTTACAAAAGCTCTTCGGGACGAAGGGCCTGGACTTGGCGAAGTTGGGTGGCTAGACGCCCAGACGGAAGCGGAATACGAGATCTGGATGGTTGTGAAGTCCATCGGATCTTTGCAGGAAGTCATGCGATGGGACCTTGAAGACATCGACGCTTACCTTGGGATACTGCGCCAGGAGCAGATGACGAAGGCGGCGCAAAACACCTACCAGATGAGGGACTCGGAACAAAATGGTCGTCGCTGAACTTCTCACCAGACTGGGCTTCGAGGTCGATCCGCGGGAACTGAACCTCGGCCTCAACCGCGCGAAGTCTTCGCTGGCGGAGTTCAAGGGATTTCTGGGAAAACTCGCGCTGGGGCTGAGTTTCTACGAGATCGGCAAGAGCGTCCTGGACACTTCACGTGAGCTGGAGACCATGACCACCCAGCTCCAGGTTATGACCGGATCGGCCGACAAAGCTCAGGTGATCTTCAAGGGTGTCACCGACTACGCGAAGAGCACGTCCTTCTACATGAAGGATATTCTCAACGCCACGGTGCAGATGCGAATGGGCATGGTACCGCTGGACCAGATCATGCCAAAGGTGAGGATCCTCGGAGACATCGCTACGACCTCTGAGCAACTGGCAAGTCTTTCGCAGGTCTACGGGCGTGTGAACGCCCAAGGGTTCGCGGCGGGTCGGGAGCTGATGCGCTTCCGGCAAGGCGGCAACTTCGACCCCACCCAGCAGCTTGCACTCATGGCCGCCGAGAAGGCAGGGCTCATGCAGAAGGGTGAGGACGTGGGATCGGGCAGCGCGACCGAGGCATTCATGCGGAAGAAGCAGGCCGAGTTCCGCACCCTGGCGATGCACCGAGAGCTGACCATCGGGATGATCGACCAAGCCATCGAGTACGCCACCACCAAGGGCGGAATGTACTTCGAGCACCAGCTTCATCAGGTGCATACGTTCTCCGGCGCGCTCACCAACATGCTGGATAACTTGCGGATCAGCGCGGGCCTTGCGATGCAGAAGCTGTTCCCCATCGCCAAAGAGCTGATGATTTTCACCGCCCACATCAACCTGGATTGGCTTGGCACGGCGTTCACCAACTTGGCGGCGGGACTCCAGTACTTGTGGGATGTCTTGAAAAGTACGGATATGGTGGCCGGGTGGGGGGCTTTCAAGAAGTCGGTCGCCGACTTCATCGACACCCTCGGAATCGTAGTGGGCGGCACCAAGGGGGCTGGAGACAGCTTGCGCAGCTTCGGTGAAATGCTGGGGGCAGCGATGGGTGCGGTGTTCAGGATCTCCGCAGCCCTCCTGGAATTGCTCGGCTACCTCGCCTACGTGGTGAAGTTCATCCGCGAGCACAACCTGCTCATGGTGTCTTTGCTGGCGTTGTTGATGATGTTCGCTGGCGTCGGCCCTGCGATCGCGAAGGTGACGACCTTCATGGTGAGCTTCTCAGCGGCCACAGCCCTGGCGAGCCTTCGGGCGTTCATGTTACAAGGCACCTTGACGAGCCTGTGGGAGTACACCAAGGTCTTCGGGACCCGCAGTGCGATGAACGCCTTCTTCGCCACATCGCAGGCGGGCATGATCGGGCTGACCATCGCCACAGGGTGGGCAATCCAGAAGATCCTGGAGCTGCATGAGGCCATCCAGGACAATGCGAGTGTGAACCGCCAGATGGAGTACGGAGCGTGGGTGGCCAACAAGTCCACGGCGGAGACGGAAGTGAAGATGGCCGAGCGCGAAGCGTTCCGAAACAAAGGACCTCGCGGGGATGCGTTCAAGGAGTTAGAGGCGAACCGCAAGCTACTCCTGGCGCACAAGAACCTGGACTTCCTGCTCTCGCACCCCGTGGCAAAGCCCAGTGAGTCCGGCACACCTCTGCAGGAAGATCTGTCCGCGAAGCTGATGGCCCAAATGTCCACGGACATGGGGAAGATCACGGACGGTCTCTCCAAGTTGCTGCCGCCTGCGCAGCAGACCGCCGCCAACACCACCCCCAAGGGCAACGTGCCCAACGACGTCCTGCGGCTGGCCGGGATGTCGTTCCGAACCCACTTTGACGTCCTGGCCAACGGCATCGCCCAGGCCGCCGAATGAACGGCCTCGCCACAGCGATCGGCGTGGCCACGGTCGGCGCTCGGTTCCTCCCGGACGGCGCACCGACCCCCACCGACCTGCAGAAGATCCAGACCCAGTACTTCCAGGCCGACGGGCTCTCCAAGAAGTCCCCGGACCTTCCCGGCCCGCTGACCGGCATGGGCCTCCAGGAGAACGCCCAGGGACAGTTCAACGCCAACCAGTCCGACTACTCGAAGGGGAGCATCTTCTTCCGGAAGTCCGGCCAGGGCCTCAAGTTCACGGCGGGATCCCCCGGCGCGGGCACCACGACCCTCGGGGCCATCGACTTCGACCTGATTATCGAGGAGGAGATCACCCTCTCCGCCAAGGTCTGCCAGCACCCGGTCCAGAGCGGCGACCCGATCACCGACCACATCCAACCCCTCCCCATGTCGGGCAGGCTCAAGGTGTTGGTCTCCAACTACTCCTTGAAATACGGGCCCGGTGGCGTCAACGCCTCCACGTGGAGCCCGTCCGTGAACCGGGCGCTGGCCGCTTACGACGCCTTCAAGCTGCTCATGCTGGCCCGCACCACCGTGACGCTGGTGACCGTGCTGGAGACCTACTCGGTGAACTCCATCGTCATCACCAGGGTGTCCGTGCCGAAGACCCACGAGGACGGCGACTCGCTGACCTTCACGATCGACTACGTCCAGATCAAGGTGATCGCCAAGCTGAACACGACGGCGCTGGCCGTGTCCGCCAAGGCCACGAACCCCACGGTCCCCCGGAACTTGAGCGCCATGCAGCCTGCCGGTAACGGCACGCAGACACCTACCGACACGCCCGTCCCGCCCAGCGGCATCATCAGCGCAGAGGGTTCGGGGGACGGCACATGAAAAAGTTCGCCTACAACCCCTTCCTCTCCTCCCAGCAGACCTTTCGGTTCGTGACCGACGAGGGCACAGCCGTCGTGGTGACGCTGCGGTGGAACGGGCGGAGCAACTTCTGGTTCCTGGATGTGACCCAGACCCTGGCCGACGGCACCACGTCATCGTTCTACGGGGTGAAGGTGGTTGCGAGCTTCCCACTCCTGCGCGCCGTGCAGAGCCTGTTCGCATTCCCCGGGGACTTCATCGTCTTCCCAGCCTCCAGCGGCGTCGTGGGACAGCCCATCGCGTTCCCGGACCTGGGATCCCAGTGGTTCCTCTGCTACCTCAACGCCACCGAGATCGCCGCCTGGGAGGTGCAAAATGGCGTTCGGTAGGGTTTTGGACATCTACGCGGGGGACAATCCTGCGGGGACGCAGGTGGGCACAGCGACGCTCATGCTGCAGGGCGAACTTTACCAGCTCGCCGGGATCAACCACGTCACCGGCGAGGATTCCCTGCACGCCTCCGCGGAGGTCCACCGTTCGAACACGATGGATCGCAACGTCGCCGAAGTCAAGATCATGAACTTGAACTCCGACACGAGGAAGTGGTTGGAAGATCCGGGCAAGATCCTGCGGGTGGACGCGGGCTACACCGACGAGGGTTTCGGCACGATCTTCTTGGGCCAGATCGACTACGCCACATCGACGCTGATCGAGAGCGACTGGGTGACGACCATCAACGCCTACGGCTTCCGCGCGCGGTCGATGGAATTCGAAACTCTTCTGACCGCAGTCTCCTACGACCCCGGCACCGACCTCCAGACGATCCTCAACGGCCTGGGCCTGATCCTCGGGGTGCCGGTCTTCGGGGTGAACGTATCGAACATCGTTCCCCAGGGCGGCTTCGTGGATGTGGGGCCGATGCGGAAGATGTTCCGGAGGGTCGAGAAGATCCTTGCCGCACCCGGGGTCAACTTGGGGCTCTACTACGACCTCGCAGAACTTCGCGTCTTCAAGGCGGGCCAGCCCGACTTCCAAATCGAAACGCTGATGTGGGACCTCACCAGCGGACTCACCAGCGCCAAGTGGGTGGTCCACGAGGTCACGGCCTGGCGCAAAGAGGTCAAGGCTGCGCGGGCGCTCCAGAAGGCCCAAGCGGCCTACAACAAGCGAAAGTCTCCTGACGGGCAGACACGCGCCGCGCAGACCGTGTGGTATAAGAAGTACGCTGACGCCGAAGCCAAGCGGGAGCGTGTCGAGCTCCACGGGCTCGTCAACCACATTGCCCGCCCCAACTGCCCCGTCAAGGTAAGTCACCCGGCGCTCTCCACCGACGGATACATGCTTCTCGTGGCGGACGACATCACCTATCGCCTGACGAACTTTGGCGAGGACTTCGACATGGCGATCCACGCATCGCGCGATGCGTCGGGGAACGTCTGATGTCGAAGATCACCCTTCCCGAGGCCGTCCAGTTCCTGATCGACGCCAACATCGAAGGCGTCCACACCAGCATCCCCGGGATCGTGACGTCCTACGACGGCCACAAGACCCGCCGCGCCACGGTCCAGCCCTCCGTTCGGCTCCCGTCCTCCAACGGTGTGCTCATGGACATCCCGCCCATCGGCGGCGTGCCGGTGGTGTTCCCCTCCTCCGCCCTGGGCACCCTGTTCTTCCCGATCAACCCGGGCGACGGCGTGACGCTGGTGTTCTCCGAGGTGGGGATCGGGAGATACCTGCAGAGCGACGGGAGCGACCTAGCCGACCCGGGCTCGCTGGACCGTCACGCCCTGACCGACGCCATCGCCATCCCCGGCCTCTGGACTTGGAGCTCCGCACCGGAGTTCCCCGCCAGCGCGACGATGGATGCCGTGGTGCTGGTGAGCGGGAACGGCTCGATCGTGGAGCTGGGCGCGACGGTCGGGATTCGAAACGCCCAGACCGACCTCCGGGCGGAGCTGGAGACGATCTACGCCGAGCTGGACCAGCTTCGACAGGATTTGACGCTGAACTTCACGAACGTCGGGGCCGGGATCTCCGCCGGTGCGTCCTTCCTCACCGCTGCCGTCGCTGCGGCCACAGCCGCCGCCACGCTGCACACTGTCGCGAGAGCACAGGTCGCTCTCGACAAGGCCTCCCTGCAGGAGCTTCTGAAATGAGCACGACCATCGCCCTCGGGATCGACGCCGTGGACCCCACGATCGCCACGCCGATGTACGACCTCTACCTGGATCCCACCGGGCAACTGAAGTTCCACCAAGTCACCAACGCCGTCGTGGCCCAGGCGGTCATCACCCGGCTACGCACCATGCTGGGCGAGTGGTACCAAGACCCTTCCATCGGGATCGACTACGTCGGGCAGGTACTCATCAAGGGACCGAATCTCGCCACCCTCCAGAGGTATTTCGCAGCGCAGATCGCGCTCGTGCCCGGCGTGGCCTCGGTGGTCTCCGTCGTCTGCACGCTGAATTCCGCGACGCGGACGCTCTACGTGAAATTCTCCGCCATCGCCACCGACGGCACAGCCGTCCAAGGGAGCATTTGATGGGAACCTACGTCACAGCCACGGGCTTCGTCGCCCGCACGCTCCAGCAGATCCTCTCCAGCCTCAACGCCGCGATGGTCTCGTTCTTCGGCCCGACGATCGACACCTCCGCCGAAGGCCCCACGGGACAGCTCCTGGGCCTGGAGGCCGCAGGTCTGGGCGACATGTGGGACGCGACTCAGGAGGTCTATGCATCCATGGATCCGGCACAGGCTTCCGGTGCGGCCCTGGACCGCATCTGCACCTACACGGGCGTCGTGCGTATCGCCGCGGCGGAGTCCACGGTGTACGCGAATCTCTACGCTCTCCCCGCCAACGACGGGGTAACGATTCCTTCTGGCAGCACGGCCCGACGGGTGAGGGGGGCGGTGGTATTCTCCCTATCCACCAACGCCGTCATTTCGTCGGGCTCCTGCCAGGACCTCTACCTGTCGTTCGGCACCGTGCCAGCGATCGGTGCCACGGTGACGCTGGTCACATCGTTCGGCAGCTTCTCCGTGACCGCGACCTCGGACGCGGACGCCACGACGCGGGCCATCAACACGATGAATCTGCTCGCCATCGCGATCAACGCAGGCACCTGGGGCACCCCCACACCGCCGACGCTTCCTGGCGTGGCCCAGGTCTGGTCCAGCGGCGTGATCCAGTACCCGACGACGGACGCGGTTGGCGGTGAGCAGTTCCCGACGGGCGTGGTCCTTCGGCTTCAGCACCCGATGACCCCGTACTCCTACTCGTCGGCTAACCCTTCGAACTCGCAGTGGACGACGGATCTCATCGGCTCCCAGGGTTCGTTCATCTGCAACGTGACCGGCGCCCAGACCGTGGCGATCAACGAGCTGACGGCGATCGTCTCCCCGCAGACCGGCTGGGCCTTCGTGACGAACCTCGTGCCCGGCGTTCCTGGTCGCGACGTGGAGACCGACGACGCCCTGCGCCTGCGCCGCGCACAACAGATCGGCCTTGGGCTCTCCACTCCCGCCGCCATGACCGCCTACATCTACGACAACGTGGCCGGTGTCTCCACCGTGGCGGTGTCCTCCAACGACGGCGACACGGCGATCGACGCCTACACCCCAGCGCATTCCGTGACGGCGACCGTGGTCGGCGGAGATCCCCAGGCCATCGCCAACGCGGTGTGGGCCAGCAAACCCGCAGGCATCGCCACGGGGGGCAACACGACGCGCTCGGTGCCGGACTCCCAAGGGACCCTGCACAACGTCTCCTTCAACATTCCGACGGCGACGCTCATCTGGGTGAAGGTGCTCTACGACCTCTACACCGAGGAGTCCTTCCCAGGCAACGCGGCGATCACGACCGCAATTCTCGCGTGGGCGGCGGCGGAGTTCACCGCAGGCAAGGACGTGATCGCGCCGAGGTTCCTGGCCCCCATCTACACGGTGCCGGGGATCGGAAACGCGCAGGTGACGGTCTCCACAGACGGCAGCACCTACGTCGCAGGGCCCATCGTGCTCGGCCCCGGAAACGTGGCGGAGATCCCGAACGGCACCTACATCGCCTACGGTACGCTATGAGCGACGAACCCATCCAGCCAGTCGACCACAACGACCTCCAGGAGCTTCTCCTGGAGCAGTACAAGTGGCGCACCGACACGACGCCCTCGCGGATCACGAACATGATCTCGATGCTGGCCTCGGAGATGAACTTGGTCGAGGACGCGATCCAGGAGTTGCTGACGGCGTTCGACATGGCCACGGCCATCGGAGTGCAGCTGGACATGCTTGGGGCGATCTTCGGGGCACCCTTGCGCAACGGCGCGACGGACTCCGCGTATCGGATCACCGTCCAGACAGCGGCGCTGAAGGCAACCTCCGGCACACCCGAGCAGCTGATCGCGGCGATCCGCGGAGTGGCGGGCGGCGTCGCCCCCATCATCCTACAAGAAGTGCAGCCCGCCAAGGTGTATGCTTTCTATGGTACGGGGGCGATCCCGGGGATCACCGTGGCGCAGATTCGGCCATCGGCAGTGCCGGCGGGTGTGCAGTTGATCTTCACGGACTTCCGCATCACCGACGACGGCACGGTGCGAGTTACAGATGACCTTCAAACAAGACTGGTGGGGGGCTAACCATGGGCTACAGAATTCAGGATTTGACTGCCGCGACGGTGCTCACGCCGGCGACGGACCTCTTGGAGTTTCAGCAGCTGTCGCAGTCCGCCCCCACCAGCCGCAAGGTGACACTTGCGCAACTCCTGGCGAGCACTCTTCAGCCGGCGAACAACCTGTCCGACATCGTGAGCGCGACGGCAGCGCAGGCGAACCTGGGGCTCGGGTCCGCCGCGACGCAAGCATCTTCGGCGTTCGACGCGGCGGGCGCGGCAGCGGCGGCACTGGTATCCGCTACGGCATTGGTGACCGCAGAGACGACCCGAGCAGAAGCCGCAGAAGTCGTGTTGTCCAGAGGTGTAGGCATCTACACGGTGCCCTGCACAGCGGTTGCGGCAGGGAACTCTGGAGCAGATTTGGCCGTCGGCAATGCCAAGGTCCGCCTCAACCAACTGTCCGTGAACGTATTCTACCTGGATGTCGACATTCCCGCGATGGCGACTGGTACCGGAGCTGGATCCCACCCCGTACACTACGGCATAAATATGGCTGGAATTGTTGAAGCTCAGTGGTTGGCCTGGCAGGCCGTCGCATCTTCCGTACCCAAGGGGGTTATCATGGGCATGTTCTCCCAGGCGGCAACACCAACCATGTTTCCGGTCACGACGCACCTTCTCGGTGGGTATGACATCACGCTCTCGCCTGCATACGGAGACGGGTCTGGGGGAAGCAATTTGACGCTCATGTGGCCCGCGAATGTTGGCGCACACATCTTCGGGGTGCTGTATGTCGGTGCTTAAGGGACCTCTCAGGGCACTCCTACTCACCATCGCGGCGGCCCTGGCCCAGTCTCCCACCGGCCCAGGAACCTTCGTGCTCCACCGCCCCACCTCGGGCGCTCCGGTGGATCTCATGTACCTCGACTCCGTGTGGAATGTCGGCACGGGTCTGCGCCGCTCCGGTGACACCATCTTCCTCAACTACTCCGGCGTCACGCCGGGGGCGTACGGGGACGCGACCCATGTCTTCCAGGGCACAGTGGACTCCTTCGGGCGCATTACCAGCGCCACCAGCGTGCCGATCACGGGCGGTGGCGGGGGCGGAGGCGTCTCCTCGTTCGCCGGGCGCACTGGGCCTGTAGTGCCTCAGCGGAGCGACTACGCGGGGTACTACCTGGACTCCGCCCAGGCATCCCCCCTCATCGGAGACAGCCTCGCCGCGAACTCCCAGGGCTGGCAGACGGCGGGGCAGGTCGATATGCTGATCTCCGACACCGCAACCACGCTCCGGACCCTCCAGGCCGATTCCATGGCCCTCGCGCGCATCCTGCTGGCGGACACCTCCTCGGCCCTGCGGACGCTTATCGGGCGCTACCTGCCTTTGTCGGGCGGAACACTAACTGGCCCGCTTGGAGGGACTTCAGCGACGTTCTCCAATTCGGTTACCGGTATCGTGCTGACCGCCAATCGCACGGCGTCTGATGCCATTGGCGCGGGCCCCGACGTGAACATTCAAGACCCTGCTCCGACTGGATCAGCCTGGACATTCCAGCTCATGGCCACCGGCAGCAATCTTTCCCTGACGAGCTTGGTTGGTGGGACCCAACGGACGCCGATTTCGATTACCCCGACAGGGATGATTTCCGCACAGGCTTACGCGACCACTGGCGGTACGTCCTCTCAGCTCGTGTCGGGAACCGGATCTCTCGTTTCGCCGTCCGCCTTCGATGTCGATTCCGCCCGCGCCTCCCACATCGCGGACACGGCGAAACGCTCGGGGTGGGCGCTCTATGCGGACTCGGCTCGCGTATCTGGTGGCGGGGGAGGCGGCGGATCGGGCGGTGCGATCTACTCCAGCTCGACGCCGATCACGGTCGCCACAACCACGCTGACCAGCCTCACGCCCTCCATTCCGACGATCCCGAGCGCGAACCAGGGGCCCGGCTTCGTCTACGCGCTTGAATGGGATGGTACTGGATCCTGGGCCACGCTCGCCAACACGCTGAACCAGACCGTTTCCATGGGCGGCACGACACTGGTCTCCTGGACGCTTGCCGGGACCACGGTTCCCTACCTGCAAGCGGGCGGTGCGGTGAAATTCCGGACGGACCTCCGCGTCTTCGCACAGACCGCCATCGGCGCAACGGCTACAGTCAAGGTCAAGGGCTTCCTGGAGGTTGACGGCGGCTACTACCAGGGGCACCCGATCTACCAGCGCCTCAACGTGGACGAGGTCGCGACGGTCAATACCACGGCGGCGAACATCCTTCAGGAGTCCGTCCAGTGGAGCGCGGCCGGGGGCAACACGCTGACCATGGACCAGATCGCGGAGTGGTTGGTCACCACACAGACCACGGCATCCTTCCCGCCATCGGGGACGGCTTCTGGGGATCTCTCGGGGAGCTATCCAGGCCCCATCGTCTCAGGATTGTTGGGGCACTCGCTTGGATCTTTGACGGTCGGGTACCCCAACTGGAACGGTTCCGCGTGGGTCTGGACAACCCCGACCGGTGCGGTGACCTCCGTCTTCGGGCGTACTGGTGCGGTCGCGGCCACGACCGGCGACTACACGGCGGCGCAGGTGGGGGCAGAACCAGCGATCACCGCTGGCACCACGGCGCAGTACTGGCGCGGCGACAAGTCATGGCAGCCCTTCCCGACCACCTGGGCGTGGGGATCGCTGACCGGCATTCCGGCCAACGTGACCTCGTTCGGCTCCCTGGCGAACACGGCTGGTGCCCTGACGAACAATGGATCCGGGACATTTTCGTACGCCGCCTATGTTCCAGCCTTCACCAGCGCCGCCGAGAACCTCTTCTGGGCCACGCCCAACGGGGCCAGCGGGGTCCCGAGCCTCCGGGCCATCGTGAACAGCGACATTCCCTCCTTTTTTGGCGACGTCACGGGGACGATCAACGCGACTGCGGTCAACCGAATCAACGGCGTCAGTCTGGCCGGGCTTGCCACAGGGCTCCTGAAGAACCTCACGGCCCTGGGTACGCCGTCCATCGCGGTAGGCTCTGACCTGAACACAACGTTCGGGAGTCAGACGGCGAACTACTTCTACGCGGCGCCGAACGGATCCGCGGGAAACCCATCCTTTCGTGCGATGGTCGCCGCGGATGTGCCGACCCTGAACCAGAGCACCACTGGCACAGCCGCGAACATCACGGCCACGTCGAACTCGACACTGACGACGCTCTCCGTGCTCTCCCTCCCCATCGGGCAGGTGACGGGCACGATCAATGCCTCGCAGGTCAACGGCGCGGCAGTACCAGTCTCCAAGGCTTTCGTCGGGACCAACACCTCGGGGCAGATCATCGACGCCACCAGCACAGTCATCACCGCCGCGATGGAGCCAGCACACACGGGCGACGCGACCAATACGGCGGGGTCGCTCGCCATGACGATCCCAGCGGGGACGGTCACTCTGGCGAAACAAGCGAACCTTGCGGCCAACAGCGTGGAGGGAAACCTTACAGGGTCTGCAGCGACGCCAGTCGCGGTCCCGGCCTCCGCGACAGGCACGGCATCCTCGGTAGCCGTGCGCGATGCAAATGGCGGATTGACCTCCGATCAGTTATCCCAAGCCGTCCAAACCATCGCGGTCGGGACAGCGATCTCCGCAAACCTCGCGAATGGGGGGACGGTACTCATTGGAGCATCCGGGGTGCCCGGCGCCCTAACTGCTGCGACCACGATCACGTTCTCCAATCCTCTGATCGGGTCAACCTCGCGGGTTATTTTCAAGCAAGGCACGACAAGTTTTGCCGTGACATTCACCATCTCCGGGTACACGTTCTACCAAAACGGAAAGACCGCTGGCGTGGCCTCTGGATCCGCCGTCCTTCTAGCTGCGGACATGACGCTTTCGCAGTACTACACAGCCGCGATCACTTGGCTTTCCGCCACGACAGCATCTGTCGCCCTCCTCAAATCCTGATCGGATCCCACCATGCGCATCCTGAAACTCCTTCTCGCTCTGGGCTCCATCGCCGGAGCCACGTCGATCACCTCAGCCGTGGGCGGGAATCCGAATCCGCTCCTGACCACGGGGGACATCTGGGCCGGCACGACCAACGGCGCACCGACGAACCTCCCAGCGGGGGCATCGGGTACGTTCCTCGGCTCCAACGGCATCGGGATTGCCCCGACGTACCAGCTCATCAATTACTCCAGCCTGACGGGGACGGTGCCGACGTGGAACCAATCCACCACCGGGTCGGCGGCCACCCTCACAACTCCACGGACCATCGCGACCAGTGGGGACGCTGTGGGTACAGCGACCAGCTTCAATGGTTCCGCAAACATCTCGATTCCGACGACCGTGGTTGCCGTCAACGGCGCGGCAGTACCGGCCTCCAAGACCATCGTGGGGACCAACGCCTCCGCCCAGATCGTGGACGCCTCAGCCGCGACCCTAGCGAACAACACCACGGGCAGCGCGGCCAAGTGGACCACGCCTCGCACACTAGCGTGGACCAGTGACGCCACCGGATCCATGTCGGTAGATGGTTCGGGGAATGCTTCCACTGCGCTCACCCTCGCTACGGTCAACAGCAACGTGGGGAGCTACGGTGCGGCCTCCACGGTGCCGGTGGTGACGGTCAACGCCAAGGGGCTCGTGACCGCGGTCTCCACAGCCACGATCACTCCAGCGGCAATCGGGGCGGCCTCAGTTGCTTCTCCGACATTCACCGGGACCGTGACGACACCGGCCTTCACGCTCTCCGGCGCTAATACCGGCCTTTTCACCAGCACCTCCGGGTCCATGGGAGTCACTTCCGGAGCAACCGGAACCATGCTGGTTGGAGCAGGCGTGGGCGCCGTTCCGACTTGGTCCGCCTCCCCATCGGTGGCAGGGACGCTCACCTCAACAGATGCATCGGCGCTCGCGAACGGGGTCGTGGTCGGCGGCAACGCAGGGATGGGCACGGCTGTCGCAAGCGGATCCGGGGCTTGGTTCGGGCCGACTGGCGGGAACTCGATTACAGCAGGCACAGAAAACGGCGTGATGGCTGCGCCGACCTACATGGATATCACGTCGCCAGGCTCCATCCAGGCGCAGGCGGCGACTACGTTCTCGCTGGCAATCGGGAGCGTTTATTCGTTCATCGCACTATCGGCGTCAACCTCTGGGGTGACGCTGAACGGAACCACGACCATCGGCTCCGGCACCGGCACGGCGGTCCTGACCTCTGGTGTTGTCTCGACGCTCTCTGGGACGAATCTCGTCCTCGGGAATGGCTCCACGATTCCGCAATCCACGTTCCAACCCGCACTCTCTGGAGGCACCACGGGGGCGCTGACCAAGTGGACCGGCTCGTCCACGCTGGGCAATGCTGTGGCAAATACGGATTATCTCCCCGTCGCCAATCCGACCGCTACAGGCACCCTCACGGCTCCCGTCATTGTTGGAGGTCTATCAGATGTTAGGATTGCGGATTGGGCCGGGTCCTCGGGGATTGGATGGATTGGGCAATCGAATACATACAATAGTGGTTCGGGGACGTACAGTGCGGGAATCCTGTTCAATGGTGGATTGACTGCTATCGAGGGATCTATCTCACAAGGCGTCCAAATCAATGTCAATCGATCTACTGTTGGCTTATTCAATACGACAGGAGTCACGATTACTGGCAATTTATTCAATACACTTGGAGCAAATCTCAATTCAGCCGGGGCTTTGGGCGCGAGCGCCGGAACCTACGGCGCGTTGGTCGGTGCGTACTCTAACATGCAATCGTCGTCCCGTGGTGGATTGATTGTTGCGATGCCGAGCGGATACACTGGCAACCCTCTGCAAGTCGATTTGGCTGGATCGTCTACGGTGTTCGCGGTTGGATCTGGTGGAGCAATCACGTCCAATGCTACAGGCACCGCGATCTCCGCGCCGAATGGGAACATCTCTGCGCAAGGGGCTGCGAGCACTGGAGGCGAAGTAATAGGTGGTACTGCTGCAATTGGGACAGCTAACTATAACTCAACATATGGCTGGGTTGGACTTTCTGGAAAGAATGGTGCTTCAAACGCGACGGATTTTGGAATATTGTTTGATGCGACAGGCTCTCCAAACTTAAATTCATCTGCATCCAGTAGTGGTTATATTTTAGCAGCAGGAATCCAAGAAGCAAATTGGAATACCGCAAGTTTCAATTTCACCGAACCTGTAACATTTAATGGGATTGTTGCTAGGCAATCCTACAATCGCAATACCTCTGCGACACTCGGAAATGTCACGGTATCAGCGCTCTATTCGGTAATCTCGCTGGAGCCGGGCTCATCGAATCCAACCACGCTTACATCGATCCCAAACGGAACGGTGGACGGGCAGCAGTTGACGTTGATCCAGAATGCCCCGGCAACCTGCGTGGTGTCGTCCTCAAACCTTGTCGCTACTTTTTCCCTGACCGCAGGAAGCAGTCGGAATCTGACATGGAATGCTGCGAACTCCAAATGGCTCTGAAAAGGAATCACATGAAACACCTCGCCCTCCTCCTGACCCTCGCCGCCCTCGCCGGGGCCACAGATAAGCTGTCCGCAGTTGGGGACATCGCAGACAACCGAGGCGCAGGGCTCATCCAGTTCCGGATCTCGGACTCCTTGGCCCTCGCCCGCTTCCGGGCCGACAGCACCCTCGCCGCCGGATTCTTGCGCGAGGCCCACTCCCTGGACTCCTCCGCTGCGGACCAGCACGCGAAGGCTCGGGACCGCACCGTGCAGGCTCAGACGACCTACGACCTCGCCGTCTACCACCTTTCGCAAGACACGGCGCGGAAGGCGCGGTGAGAGTACTTTTACACCAGGAGGGCGAGCGGTGAATCCAGCCAGTGCGGCCATGCTTCCGGACCCAGCCGAGCGCCTCGAAGCGCGGGAGCCGAAACGCCGTCCCTCCGAAATCCTCGCCTCCGAGACATGGTTCCTCGCGAAGGTCGTCGGGGGCGTCGTCTCCGGCCTCTACCTCGGCTTCCAGGTCCTCGGGATCGGGCTGGTCACGCAGCAGATCTACGCGAAGGACCTCGCGAAAATCCAGGCCCAGTTTGCCGACCACTCTGTCCGCCTCTCCCTCTGCGAATTCCGCCTCGATCACCAGCCCAACGACACGCCGTCTCGCACGGCATCCATGTACCCAGGAGCCCATCGATGAGTTTTCCCGACTCTCTTTCCATGGTCCTCCAGTTCGAGGGCGGATTCGTGGACAACCCCGACGACCCGGGTGGAGCGACAAACCAGGGCGTCACGCAGGCCGTGTACGACCGCTGGCGCACCGAGCACGGCGTCCCGGCCCAGTCCGTCCGGCGCATCCTGCCCAACGAGGTCGCTGCGATCTACCAGACCGAGTACTGGCTCCCGGCCCACTGCAACGTCCTGACGCCCCCGCTCGATGCCGTGGTGTTCGACTGCGCGGTCAACTCCGGGGAAGGCCGGGCGATCCGGACCCTCCAGCAGGCGCTCCAACTGACCGACGACGGCGCGTGGGGGCCGGAGACGCAAGCCGCCGCGCTCGCGTGCGACCCGAGGGCCGTCGCGAGCCGGTACCTGGACCTGCGGGACATCTTCTACAACGCCGTCGCGCGCGCACGGCCACAGTCCCTGGAATTCCTTCGGGGCTGGCTGAACCGGATCGCGGAAGAGCGCGCCAGGCTGGACGTCGCCTGATGTGGCGCCTCATCGCACTGGCCCTCGTTTTCGCCCTCCTGGTCTGTGCCGGGGCGCTGGGGCTCGCGGCAATCTACCCGCGCTGGGGCCGCGAGGACCTGGACCCGGACGATGGGTGCGACGGGGAGACGGATTCGATTTTCAACAGGGGCCAAAAATGAACCAACCAGTCAAAGGGTATTCGGGGGCCGGTGGCGGCTTCATGGGAATCGGACCATGCCGCTACGTGTCTGACCTGGAGAAGGCAACCGGCAAGTGGATCCAGGACCTGTTCGACTTCTTCGCCGGTACCAGCGTGGAGGCCATCGACGCCGGAATGTACGCCTGCGGATTCCACGGCCAGGACACCCTGGACATGCACCACGAGCACGGGGCCGCAATCTTCGGCAAGCGGAATCTGCGGTACCGGCTGACCAAGTGCGGCCCCCAGTACGACAGCAAAGTGATCGACGCCCTGCTCAAGGAGAAGTGCGGCGACAGGACGATGGCCGAAACCGTCAAGCCCTTGTACCTGACTGCCTGGGACATGCGCCGCAAGCAGCTGAAGGTCTTCGGCCCGAAGGACAAGGACGTGCCCGTATGGTTCGCCATCCGGTGCTCCATGGCTGCCACGACGTTCTTCTCCACGCCGGACGGCAGACACGGGGATGGAGGCTTCGCCGCCAACGATCCGCTCCTGGTGGGCTTCGCTGGCGTGGTCATGGATGACTCGGTGGACGTGAGCCACGGGATCAAGATGCTGAACATGGTGACCAGCGGGCTCAACCCCGAGGGCCCGCCGGTCGGCAACGACTGGTTCATCCTGACATATCTCAAGCAGATCGTGCTCAAGGCCATCACAACAGGCAACTCGGCAGACGTGGAATTCATCCGCGGAGCCATCAACGCATTCGTCAAGAAGATGGGTGGTGGGGCGGACCGGCTCTTGAACTTCCGCGTGAATCCACCCTGTACGGATTACCAATTGGACGAGACCCAACACGCTGCCGACGTGGAGGCCATCTGGGCAGAGTGCTTCAAGCAGGACAAGGACGAGTTGCTGGCGTACCTGGCGGACCCCCAGTGAACTTCGCCGCACTCATCCGGCTGGTGGTCGGCAAGGAAGGGTTCAAGTCGAATCTGGAGTCCTGGATCGGGATCATCGCTGCCTGCGGCGGCATCTGGGCGGCCCAGCGGTTCTTCGGGATCACGCTGGACGACCTGCACCGGCTGGGGGTCGTCGCCGTGAGCATCACCGTTTCGAATCAACTTCTGGCCAACCTTCCGTGCGTCAAGAGAGTAGATTCGATGTTCTCGAAAGCCACGTCGGAAGCGCCGACCGTGCGCGAACCATCAACGGAGAAAACACCATGAGCATCCTTTCCGAAATCGAAGCCGGGCTGGCCACCGCCGCCCACAAGGGTCTCCACCTGATCGAAGCGGGCTCGCACGCCCTGATCGAGGCCGTCCACTCCACCGTTCCCCCCACCCAGGTCCAGGAAGTCCTCAAGATCGGCACCTCGGCGCTGCTCTCTGTGGCCGCGCCGGTCATCGCCACCGGCGAGCCCATCGCCGCCGAGACCGTGGGCAACGCCGTGGCCGGTGCTGTCGGAGGCACCTTTGGCCCCGCCATCGGCACCGCAGTCACCCAGGCCGTCTCGGTGGTGCTCACCGCCGACGTGGCGAAGGTCGAGAGCGACGTCGCGAATTTGGGCGGCTGACCGCACCAGGGCAGAACTATCTTCTGCTCTGCGCGAATGTGTGGAAAGGGACCGGAGGCCTCTTGGGATTTATCCCGAGAGGCCTCTTCCTTTTCAAGCGTCGGAAGGATCCCGAAACCCTAGCATCACGGGAAATCTGGGTGCTTCCTTCGACCCGGTGGGGAAGAACTTGTACTTGGCGATTCGGCCCGCCAGGGTGTCGCGATCCCGCCACAGGGCCAGACGCTCCTCCGCGGTGAACCCGCCGCCGATCCCGAACTCCACGCCGGTCTCGGGGTCCTTGCAGAGCAGCGTGCCCAGCGCCCCACCGCCGACTTTCCCCGCCTTCGCCGTGGACCGCTTGGCGTGCCCCAGGGCGTCGGTGGTCTTTTCGTTCTCGTTGTGCATTAGCTCCTCGTAGCCGACCACCAGGGCCTCGGCGTCGGAGAACCGCTTCACCTTCAGGAGGTAGCCCTCGCGCACCGTGGCGCGACCGCACTTGTACGGCCCATCCACCGACCGCACCATCGCGCCCTCGTAGCCCTGGTCCAGGTAGTCCTGCTCGGCCGCGAGAAGCTCCTCGGCGTTGTGGACGAGCTTCTGGGCCACCAGCTGCATGGGGATGTGGAGGCGCGACCTGGCCGCCCGGTGGGATGCACTGCCCAGGTCCCCGTGGTAGCGATCGTTGAACCCACGGGCAGGGCTGTAGACGTCGAACACGTGGAACAGCACGTTCGGCTCGCCCAGCACCGCCATCACGCCGCTGGTCGTGTCCCGGAACGCCGTGGGGCTGGTGGGCGGCCCCACGATGAGTTCTCCGTCGTACCCCTCCAGGAGGGCGTGCCCCAGGACCTTCTGAACGTGGGCGTTGCGGATGGGCTTGAGGTTTCGGCTGTAGACCACACCTCCGAAGACCACCGCCCGCACGCCGTCGAGCTTGGGGCTGACGTAGCTGGGGAACACGGGAAGCTGGCCGGCGGGCAGGGCCTCGGCGAGCATGGGTTTGAAGCCGGCGGGGATGGTCATGGGTTGGGTCCCAGGGAAAGGCGAAGCGGCCTCCAAGCGAGGTCCACCGGAGGGTGGAGGGTCTGTTGTGCCAGGAAGTCTTGCCGCACGCGCTCCATCTCCTCGGTGGGCTTGCGGCAGCGGCCCACCCGAAGGACAGCGATGCGAGAACTGCGGATCTTTCGGATCCTCCTGGGAACCTTCCCGGGCACCAGGATGACGCAGATCCGCATCTCCACCGACATCTTCGCAGCCAGGGCCGCGATCTCGGTGCGCCCGCGCAGGGAGGCTGTGCCGAACAGGAAGTGGAAGTAGTTCTCCGGCTTGAAGTGGTTCAAGGTCTCCTTCGTAACAGGGGCGACCAAGGGAATGTTAACGATTTCCATGTGGTACGCCCTCCAGCACCCGCACCGTGAACTCCAGGCGCACCCCGTCGTGGAACTCGACCACGCGCTTGGCGCCAGCGGTCTTCTTGGAGCGCGTGAGCTTCTTCAACCACCGCAACACCGGCGGGAGGTCCTTGGCGAGTGACTTCCCCACCTGTGCCTGGAGCACCCAGGCGGAGGCCGCCAGGAGCGTCTCGTCGGAGCGGTCCACGAACAGGCCGGGCTTCTTCGTGACGGCGTCCACGTCGAACGCACCGACGACGTCGCGGCTGGGGATGTAGGCGATGTGGGCATCTTTGATTTTCATGGGTTCTCCGGTTCGTTGGAAGGTTGCGGGCACTCGCCCGTGGCGTAGCCCGCCTTGTCAACCACGAGACACAGCGGCGGGTTCTTCGTGGCGTCGATGCACTTCTGCACGTCCTCGGGAATGGGTACCCGGACGAGGTGGGCGTGCGGATGGCCCATGGGGTCGTCGCAGATCGAGACGGTGGGCGTGCCGTCGCGGGCGATCCGCCAGTAGCACCAGATCTCGACGAACTTCTTTGTCGGGATCCGGTTGGCTTTACCTAAAACGAAATCAAAGCAACGCTGCTCCCTCGCGTCCAAGAAGATCCCGGCAGCTTTCTTGCGAGCAACAACCCTATACAGCTGCGGAGAATACCCTCGCTCGTCAGGCTCTCCATTTGGCCAGACGAAATCTTCCAGATGCTGAAGATCTCTGCGCTCCTCCGGGACGGGCTTCTTCGTCGTGAACCATGGACGCTTCATGCCGCCACCCCCGAATTCGCGTCCCGCAGTTGTCGGATGATGTTCTGGGCGCCCTCCAGAGCGCCCGCCCTGGTCTCGGCCTGCTCCTCCAGGTCCTTCACCCTCTGTTCCAAGATTTTCACCTTCTGCTCGGTGGTCTCTTCCTTCCAGACGATCATCCGGCGATCTCCTTCTTGGCTTTGAGGTACCCGGAGATCCACGAAGCGAACACCTGAATTTCCGACTGGGCATGGGCGTCGTCACGGAGCTTCAGGAAGGCCTCCCAATCCCGGTCGAACCCGCATGTCCAGAATTTGGTCATGGTCTCCACGGGCATGCATCCGCGGGCGATCTCGTTGGGCCATCCGGCGTTCAGGCGGCGCAGGTACTCAGTTTCACAGGCCTTCCAGAAGTGGTTCTCTTCCGTCTCCCCGGCAGGCGTGAACCCCATCGGGATGTTGGTGGGGTCGGTGTCGGGATCAGAGATGAAGTCCGGGGCCTGCCCGTAGAACTCCCAAGCCACCCGGCTCCCCTTGGTATACCGGCGGCTCATCTCCAGGTAGGCGAAGGAGCGATGGCGCATCCACTGGCGGGCCACGAAGATGGGAGCCTCCACGAGGAAGGCGGAAGCCGCCCTCAGGCGCGTTCCCCGCTCCGACACCGCTTCGGCAAAGTAGTGCCGCCAGAAGTTGGGGGAATTCGGATCGTTGATCGGGAACCGGTGGCGGAGGGAAGCGTAGGGCAAGGCCAACTCGGAGCAGTCTGACCACGGCACGAACTCCAGCACGCTCTCGTGCTTCATCTGATTCACCACCCGGTCGAAGTGGGCCATGTAGTCCTCCGCTTCCCCGAGGCCGTGGGACAGGCGGGCGATCTTGGACACCCAACATTTGGCGTGCAGCACGGACTTCCTGGAGTCCCAGGGATCGTAGGCGACGATGCTTCCCACCCTGCCCAGGCGGCTTTGCAACTCGACAACGGCTGTTTTTGGTTCGATCACGAGAGCACCTCCTCGAAGTGAAATTTCACGCGCGGCACCTTCGCCACGCGCAGCAACTTGAAGTCCACGGCCATGCGGATGTGGCAGTCTTCCAGGGCGAGCATCACCTCCGCCCGGATCAGGCCACGGAACTCCTCCACGGAGAGCGCGCCCTTGCGCTGGTTGCACCGGGTACAGGCCGGGAACCAGTTGTCCTCGTCGTTCCCGCCCCTGGTGTGCCCCAGGAGCTTGACCATGTCGTCCTTCCACGTCCGGCGCACCGGCACCCGGTGGTCGACGTGCCAGAGCTTGCCCAGCGGGTTCCCGCAGTAGGCGCAGTGGCCGTCGAACATCTGCCGGACCTTCTCACGTTGCGCTGGAGAAATCCTTGGTAGGCACATCTCAGGCAGGCTTTCCGACCGGCAATCCCGTGCCCTTGCACACCCCGCACACGATCTCGGGCCCGGCCACGAACCCCTTGGAGACGACCACCAGGCCCTTCCCCCGGCACTTGGGGCACGCCGCACGGTCCAGCTTCTTGTAGAGCTTCAGACCGTCGTCCGTCTTCCGCCGGACCTTCACGTCACGCAGGCCAGCCCAGGCCTCGGCGAGGTCCGCCATCCTCCCGGCGTCTCCGCCCTTGTCCGGGTGGTTCGCCTGGCACAGGCCCATGTACGCCGCGCGCAGGACCTGCGGGGCGGCGTTCGGGTGGACTCCGAGGGTTTCGTAGGGGTCGTTCACTTCGCTTTTCCTTTGGTTGAAGATTTCGCAGCATGCTCGATCGCTTGGCCGATCCAAAAAATGACGGCGGTACACATGGAGTTACCCAAGGCCTTGTACCGTGGGCCGTCCGGGCAGAGTTCTGCGGGCTTCCCACGCCACGGGATCTTCGTGTACCCTGTGGGGAAGTTTTGAAGTTTCTCACATTCCGTGGGCGTGAGGCGACGGACTTGGGCGTCCCCGTAGATGTGCTGGCGCGCCTCCATCCCGCCGTCGCTGTTGTTCCGGGGGTTGGTGCGCACCGGTTGGGCGACCGTGGGGCAGAGGACATGGGGCTTGTCACCGCCTCCGGACGACGCCCGCAGCGTGAAGCCCACCTCATCGCCGAGTTCGCAGGCTGCGCCGCCTTCCCGCCCCCGCAGGGCCACGGCAACCGCACCACCACCACGCCCGGTACCGTCCTCCGAAGCGTCAAACCCTTCCGCATGGAGCGTGTGGAAGACGTCGCCGGTCGCACACTGAGCGACCGCCGCCCCCTGTGGGCAGGTCAGCGCCGCCGTCTTGGGCGTATCCGTCGTCGTCGGAAGCTGCGCGGCCTGGGCATTGTGGTGGAAAGCGACGATGGTTGCCCGATCCGTGCCGTTGACCTTTCCATGGGCTTTGGGAGAGTCGCTCGCGCTCCGCAGCGTGGCCGCAACCTCCGGAGCAACCACGAACGTCTCGCTCTCGAAGTCCAGCCGCCCGCTGGCGCTGGCGCTGGCGTTCCGTGCCGTCGCCACGTCGATCGGGCCAGCGGTGTTGTTCCCGCCGAAGCAGACCATCTGGCCGTCCACCTGAGTTTTCACAGGCTTCGCGACACCGGAGTCGTCCCAGCCAATCGTCCCACGGCCCTTCATGGAGGACTGCCGGAACGTCGCAGCTACCGGATCCTGGCCGGTGCTTTCGCCGATCCTTTGGAGGCGGCTGGCGGTGAGGCAGGGCGTGACGTATCCTTCGCAGGCCTCGTCAGTTCCTGGGAGGCCACCGCCAGAAGTGCGCGACGCAAGAGTTCCGGCAGGGCTTTGCCCCGCTTCTCGGCTCGGCGGAGAATCCCGGCGCAGGCTTTCGGGCTCAAGGAGAATCGGGGGTCTGCCGGCCCAATCTCCAAAGTCGAGGAGAGCGAACACGCGACGGCGCCGCTGCGCCACTCCGAACCATTGCGCGTCCAGCACGCTCCACTCGACGAGGCCGTTCGGCCCCACCGCCGCGCCTTCCGAGCCCCAGCCGTGCTCGGGGACTTCGACTCCGGCGCCAGATAGCGCCCCAACCACTTCTGCAAAGTCTCTTCCGGACTGGCTGGAGAAGGCACCTGGGACGTTCTCCCAGAGGGCGAAACGGGCACCGCACTCTTCGTGGGCCCACTTGACGATTTCGATGGCTTGAAAAAAGAGACCACTGCGAGCACCTCCGATTCCCTCACGTTTTCCTGCGACAGACAAATCTTGGCATGGCGATCCGAAGATCACGACATCCAGCTTCCCAAGGCCCCGCACCACTTCGCGAGTGATTTTCGTCACGTCGCCCAGGTTCGGCACCGAAGGGTAGTGCTCCCGAAGCACCGCGCACGGGAACGGCTCGATCTCCGCCACGGCGGCGCACTTCCAGCCCAGCGGACCCCAGGCGACGCTTGCCGCCTCGATCCCGCTGAACAACGACAGGTATCTCACTTCGCTTTTCCTTTGGTTGAAGATTTCACAGCACGCACAACTGGCTCGGAAGGCCGTAGGAACCCACGCTCCGCGTCGTAGGCCTTCGCGGGGTCCGCCACCGTCGCGCCTGGGCGCATGTCCCACAGCGGGTTGACTCCGTCTTTCGTGGTGAAGATCCCGACGGGCACGCTTCCCGAACGCTTGAGCGCCCGGATGATCCCGCCGGAGGATGTCTTCTTCCGGCCATCGGGGTCGAACATCTCGAGCAGCGCGTTGGCCGTCCAGAACCGATGCTTCACCACGGTGGATCCCACCCGCAGGACGGTGTCCGGGTCACGGCGCAGGTCGTGGAGCCAACGCTCCAGCTCGCTCATGGCGTCGGAAACCATCTCCGTCTTCGCGGCGGTCTTCAGCGCGCGGGCCTGGGGGTTGAAGTCGCCGAGGTCCAGGTGCTCGAAGTAGTAGCGCAATGCGGCCGGGCCCTTGCCGTCTGACTCTTTGAGCCAGTGGCGGTAGGAGAGGTAGAACTCGTCGGACAGCGGCGTGGCCGGGGTCTCGTGGACGAAGCATCGGCGATCGGTCTCGTCCAGCTGGAGCGCGTCAGGATGGTTCGAGACGAGGTAGTAGTTGACGTGGGACGGGATCGAGTAGCCGGGGAGGTATTTGATGTTGAGCTGGACCCGCTCCTCGGTAATCATTTCCTTCAGCCGGTCCATCATACCCCGCTTGTCCATCCCGGAGATCTCCTCCCCCATGATGAACTGCTTGTTCTCGGCCCAGCCGTTGAACGCCCCCGCGAGCTGGGTGTTCCCGATCTTGTCGTAGTTCGAGCCGTAGATCCGTTGCATGGTCTCGCCGATGAACGACTTTCCCGTGCCGCCGGTGCGGCCCCACAGAATCACCGCGGTGGCGAGCTTGGCGCCGGGGAACTGGATGGGGTAGGCGAGCCACCGCTCGAACCATGTGCGCGACTCTGGGAACCCTTCGAACATGAAGTCCATGAGGTTCAGCCACGGGGTCACGTCGCCCTCCACCGAGGCACACCCCCACCCACGCCAGGCGTTGAGGGCAGGCTTCCCGTCGGAGGTGACCGCGGCCTCGGGCTGGCCAGGGGCGTAGGTGAAGCACTGCGTCGCCGCACGGCCGAGCCACTTGAGCCAGGCGTCCGCGGCGGACTTCCGTGTCAGGGTGCCCTTCTCCGTCAGGGCCGTGATGTGGCGATCGGAGTAGGCGTGGGAGACGAACGCGGTGGGGGCGAGCTTTTGGAAGTCGGAGCGACGGACCACGAAGCCAGGGTCGCGAACGTAGACGACCTCCTCGTTCAGCCGGTGGAGCACCTGGGCGTCCGCGAACGGGACGGCTTCCTTGCGGCACTGCTCCAGGCCCGCGACCCCGCGCTCCACGAGGTAGTCGTCCAGGCCGTTCTTGTGTCCGTCGATCTTGGCCGGCAGGCGCACGATGGTGGGGAAGGCGGAGAGGCGGGTGAGTTCCTTGGCGAGGCAGACCTCGGCGGCCATCACGTCGGGGTTCGAGGAGGCGTCGGAGTCGTAGCAGATGTAGACCCTGCGTCCGACCCAGTTGATCTGCTCGAGCGAGGGGATCAGGTGCATCACCCGCTTGGTGCTCTTGAAGCACCAGACCCCACCCAGCCCGATGCACGGGATCCCCTGGGTGGTGGCGCACGCGGCCTTGAGCTCGCCCTCGGTGATCCAGATGTCGATCGCAGAGTCTTGGAGGGCTTCTTCCCAGTGGAGGCTTGGCGAGAAGTAGGCCTCGTTCAGCGTCCCGCCGAGCTGTCCGTAGCGTTGCGGCTTGGTTCCCGTTTGCTTTTCGAAGCCCGACCTTGTATCCTCTAGATAGCGAAAACGAAAAAACCCAGTTTCTTCGCCAGACGGCGTGAAGTAGGGAATCTTGAAACCAGCCTTGGCGACGTACAGCCCAAGAGACTTCGCCCCGGCGGCATCCGTGGGCGCGAAGTGGTGGTCGTCGATGATCTCGGGATCGTCGAGCATGGACTCCTGGAGCTTCTCGTGGAACTTCTCCAGGAGCTTCTCGCTCAACTTCGTCTCAGCCGGTGGGGCCTTCGGCGGGGGTGCCGTGGGCACCTTTGCCTTGACGGACTTTTTGGGCATCTCACCGGGCCAGGGCGGATGTGCTCGGCTGCAGTTCCTGGAACGTGGTGCGCACGTCCGGCTCGTTTCGGACGCCCTCCAGGTGCTTTCGCAAAGCCTCCGAGACTGCGGAGGTCAGCGTACGCCTGGGCTTGAGGTGGGGGTAGATCCCGTTGATCGCGGCGAGCACCCGGGCGGATTCCGTGCGGCGGCTCTCCTGGAGACGCTCACGGCGCTCGGGCGGCAACGCGGCCTCGGCCTCCGTGAGCTTCACGAACTTCTTGGCGGCGGCGCGCAGGGCCGGGACGTCCGACTGGCAAAGCCCTTGCGACGCGATCCAAGCGTCGATGGCCTGCCGGTGGTCCCCGATGTTGACGAAGACGTTCTGTTCGTGGGTGCTCATGGTTGAAAATCCTCCAGTGAAGTCAGCAATATAGTTCCGACCAAATACGCCGGGCGTGGTGTTGCTTGGGAAAAGATCGTGCCAAGCGAAAACTCAGAAACTTAGTGCCCTGGCCCAGCTATCGCTTGCCAGATCCCCCGCACCGCCGGGTAGTCCTTCCCCGGACGGTAGTTCCACCACCAAGTCGGGTAGTGTTCCAGCGAGACGCTCGCGAACCCTTCGCGCATCGCCCAGCCGTAGGCGTCCTCGCCCAGGGCGAACACAGCGTCCCACGGGCGGGAGCGGAGCACGTCGGAGAACTCGTCCACCAGCATGCCGTCCGCGACGGTCTGGGCGTTCACCCAGTAGACGTCCTGCTCCCGCACGCCACCAAGCTCCAGTTGCTCCGTGAGCCACGTGGCCGGGCCGTCGGGGCGCGACGAGATGTACGGCCAGAACGGGGGCTGGCCACCCTGCGCCGGGCCGGAGCCAACCAGAAGGATCTTGGCCTCCCAGTTCCCGATCCCCGGCCCTGGGTTCGCCGGGAAGATCTGTGGGTTGATCCCGTGCCACGGTGCCCCGAGGATCGTGGCGGAGAGGCCGCGGGCGATGCGCTCCAGCATCCGGGACTGCGTGCCGGAGAGCAGGAACCCACGGTCCACCAGGACGGTGTCGTGCGTGCCGCGGGCGTGCTCGCGCAGGGCCTCGGATCTCCGGATGAACGCCTCGTATGGGCCGTACTCCTCCAGGGGGAGGAACACCGGCTGGAAGCCTGCGGTCACGATGGCTCCGAAGTCTTCAGCATCCAGCCTCCCCGAGACGATCGTCAACGCTCCGCTCATGCTTCATCCCCCGCCGCGAGCTGCTGGATCGCGTCGCGAAAACGTAGCTTCGGCGGCGGGCTGACGAGTTGCTGCGCCTGCATCTTGGCGATGCGGCGAAGCTCCTCCAGCGTGCGGTCACGCCGGGGAGCTTTGTTCTCGCTCTTGGTCACTGCCGCTTCCCGCCGGTGGTCCGTGTCGCCGTGGTCAGGATCGCGGGCTTCTTCGGAGCCTGGCCCTCCACCTGACGCTTAACAACCAAGGTTAAGTAGCCCGCGCCATCATGGGCATTTTCTGCCCACTCCGCATCCCCGTTCAACGACCGCCCCAGCTTGTGGGCGACCATCTCCCAGCCTTCCCGCACGTCGCAGCGCAGGGTGGGCCACTTGGCCTTCACCGGCGCGAGCGCGGCCTCCAGGTCGGCCACGAACTTCTCGTCGCCCAGGTCCTCCAGGAGGGTCCCCCGCATGACGGACTTCAGGGCCTGGGTGATGGCCGCGTGACCGAGGAACTCTCCGTAGCGCGCGCCGCGCTCGGCCAGGGTGGTTTCGATGTTGCTCACTTCTTCACCGCCTTCGTGGTGTCCTCGGAAAGGTGCTGGACCGCGAGTTGGTAGATGGTCTGCGCCTGGACACGGCCCTGGAACGCCGCGCTGTCCTGGTGGGCCGCCTGCCGCCAGAGGTTGTTCGCCAGCGCCGTATCCGCACGGAAGCGGGTGAGGGCCTTGGCGACGCCAGAGGAGTCGGCCCCTGCGAGCACCGCGGAGGCGACGAGCGCCAGGGTGAGGATGGTTTTCTTCATGGTTGGGTTCCTTTGGTTGAAGGGTTCTTGCAAATGGGCATCAAGGATTCGAACCATGCACCTCCTGAATTCTTGCAACCGCTTCCGGCGACCGTACTTCAGGTGCTCTACCGCTGGAGCTACTGCCCAAACCGCCTCCAGCAGGTCCGTTTCCGGTGTACCCCTTTGGAGAATCGCCCCGTCTTTCCAGGGTGCCTTAAATCCGGCGACTTCTACGGTCCATACCGCCTGAGCCGAGGCGGAGCAATCTGGCGAACGTTTCCAGCCGGTTAGCGGTCAGTTTTTGGCCTAGACCCTTCCGGGGTTCGGCCTACTCGTGACGCGGTTACGGCACTTGTATCTCACCATTCAAAACCCCTCCGTTCTCCCGACCGGAGGGGTGCCGGACTCACGCCACGACGATCAAGTTCTCGGCGATGGCCCGGCGGATGTGGGCGGTCCCGATCTTCACCAAGTCCTGCGTGCCGTCCTTCTCGATGAAGTACACGTCGACGCCCAGGAGCACCTCGACTTTGGGGGCCTTCTTCACGTCGGCCACGAGAGCCTCCGTGACGGAGGTTCCGCCCTTGATCGCAGCGGCGACCTTGGTGGAGTTCTTGGTGGCGAGGATCGCCTTGATCGCGGCGGTCACGCCGGGCGACTTGGACTTGTAGCCCTTGATGACTTCCTTCGTGGCGACGACGGCGATGGACTTGCCGGCGTACTCGGAAGGGCGTCCGCCCTTGGCTTTGACGATGGTGGCGGTTTCGGACATTTGAGATCTCCCTGATCTTGGTTTCGTCGGCGAAGCTACGGCACCTCGCCGACTTCACCTTGTTGAGTACTGAATATATCTTGCCTGCTTGATAACTGTCAAGTGGGTTTTGCGGGTTTCTTCTGTGGAGGTCAGCCCTGCGGCTTCCCGTAGTCGTTGTGAGCGATAGCCCGACGGACCCTCTGCCACAGGGTGTAGGTCTCTTCGGCGTTCGCGCCCTCTATGTGGAAGCACACGTCTTCCGCTTCTATTTTGATGCTGAACTGTCTGGCGGGCTTAAGCCACTTCATGAGATCTCTCCTGCCGAAGGGGCTGCACCTTCCACAGGCAACTCCGTCGCGCCGCCCTTGAGCACCTTCAGGATCTCGATCGCGTGAATCGCCTGCGCCTTGGCGTCCTCCAGCGCGTTGTGGGCGATCACCGGCTTCACGTACGGAACGTCCGGGGCCAGCGCCCACAGGGTCCGGTAGTCCCGGTTCGCACGGTGGCTCCACGGCTGGGGAAGGCCTGCGGCGGTGAATGCGTGGGCCAGAAGGACGTTGTCGAAGTCCGACCCGTTCCCCCACAACTCTTCCACCTGCACGATGTCCTCGTGGGAGTTCACCACGCCGCCCGGGGCCAGCGCCCAACGCCCGAACGCATGGAGCGCCTGGGGCAGGAGCATCGCCTCGCCGGCGACCAGACCCTTGCGGGCCTCGTCGGATTGCTGGAGCCACCACATGATCGTGGAGACGTCGATCGTGAGCCCCGCCTCGACGGCGGACTCCGGGTTGACGTTCGTGTAGAAGCCCTCGCCCAGGATCCCCGTCTCGTCGAAACGGACGGCCCCGATGGCGAGGATGACGGAGCCGGGCTTGGTGCCCAGGGTCTCCAGATCGAGCATGATGCGGTTGGTCACTTTTGCTTCTCCTTCTTGTAGTTCTTGAGCGCATCCAGGAGCGCCCCTTGGCTTTTCTCTTTCCGCCGTAGTGCGCGGAGGATCACCTCGTCCACCGTGTCCCTGGCAACGATGTGGTGGACCGTGACGTGCTTGTGTGTGTTCCCCTGTCGGAGGACACGCCGGTTGAACTGGTCGTACAGCTCGAAGTCGTAGGTGAGGCCGTACCAACAGACGTGATTCCCCGCGCCCTGGAGGTTGAGCCCGTGCCCCATCGAGGCGGGATGGCCCAGGAGCACCGGGATCTTCCCCAGGTTCCAGTCGCGGATGATCTCCGCCTCCCGTGCGGGCGACACACCCTGGCCGAGGAACGGGGTGTCTTTCCCCAATGCCTTCAGGATCCTCTCCTGGTCGTGCCGGAAGGCATAGGCCACCAGAAGTGGCGAACCTTGCAACTCGTCCACGAGGTCCACCAGGGCGTCCGTCTTCTCGTCGTGGAAGTGGGTCCAGGTCTTCTCGCCGCGGTCGTCGTAGCATGCCCCGTTCGCGATTTGCGAAATACGAATCCGCACGGCGGCGGCCGACGGCGCGAGCAACTTCATCCCGTCGTCCAGCTCGGAGAGGAACTCGTCCTCCAACTCCTCGTAGACCCTCCGGGCCTTCGGGGGGAGGTCCACCACGATGTTGTTCTCGATCAGTTCCGGAAGTTCCAAGTAGTCCTCGGCGGCCAGCCGCAGGACGTAGGGCCGGAGCTTCTCGTAGATGGTCTCCTCCGCACCCTTCTTGATCTGCCACTTCCAGCCGTTGCGATCCAGTGGAATGAAGTAGTCGAGCTTGTAGCGGGTGATGAACTGGCCCAGGGCCTTGCCCAGGTCCAGGACGAAAACCTGTCCGAAGAGGTCGAGCATCCCGTTGGGCGCAGGCGAGCCGGTGAGGATCCACCGGCGAGAAAATTTCGGAAGAACGGTGCGCAAGGCCTTGAAGCGACTTGTCGCGGTGGACTTGCACTTCGAGACTTCGTCGCAAATAAGGATCTCCGGCGAGATCTTGTTGAAGTTCTCGTGGGTGTAGACAGTTTTCGTCTTCCCGGTCCAATCGCGCTTCTGCGTCGCACCCAAGAGCCAATCCAGGCCCTCGTAGTTCATCACATAGATGTCGGCCTCTTCCTTGAGAAGATCATCCTTCTTCGGGCCGTGGAGCACCACGACCCGCAGGTGGGAGAACTCCTTCCACTTCTTGACCTCCGCCGGCCACACGTTTCGTGCGACGCGCAGCGGGGCGAGGATCAGCGCGTGGCGGAACAAGCCCTTCTCCTTGAGCTTCACCAGGGCGGCCAGGGTGGAGGACGTCTTCCCCAGGCCCGGGTCCAGGAACAGACCTGCCGCCGCGCGATCCACGAGGAACTGGGCAGCCTTCCTTTGGTAGTCGTGGCACTTCCAACTCTGCGCCTTCACCGCAACTTCCGGCGTGCTGCCGCGCCGCTTCCGTGAGGATCCCGCCTCGACCGGTGCGGACGAGTTCTCGAAGGCGGTCAGAAACGAGGGCTTTGCCTTCTTCGTGGCTTTGGGCTGTGGCACAGTCGTACCCCTGATCTCGCAGCATCGCGTGGATGTGCAGTTGAAGTTTCGTGGGCTCCTTGCCCGGCTGTTTCATCTCGATGAACAACGCCTTCCCACCGGGGATGGCGACCAGAAGATCCGGCCAGCCGTTCTGCCCCATGGGGTTCAGCTTGGTGACCTGGATCCCGAGCCCACGGGCGAAGTTGACGACCTTCCGCTGGTGTGCGGATTCGAGGAGGTGTCTCATTCGCCAACCCCGAGCTTTCGGACGGCGTCCCACTCAGTAGCCGCGATGGAGTGCTCCACCTGGATCCACAGACACACCCCTTTGGCACGCACTGCGCTGACGGTCAGGCTTCGCAGATTCTCCAGGGTGCGGGGGCTTTCGTACAAGGTATGCATCGTGAAGGAGAGCTTTTCGCCGGTGGCAAGCAGGGCCGTGGCGCAGACGTAGACCACGCCCAGGGTTTCTCGGTACGCTGCGAAGGCTTTTTCGGCGTCCTTTTTCCGCAGGCCCACCACGAGTTCCGCCTCGTGGAGGGCGTGCGCCGCGATCAGCCAGGAGTTCTTCAGATCTTCGCCGGCGCTCATCGTTCGACCCTCCGGTTCCAACCCTGCCGCGACCGCAGAGGATCCTCCGTGCGCACGCCCGCCCCGCAGGACCGACACCCAACGTGGTGCTTGGTGGAGCTTCCGCCCATCTCCATCGGCCCGGACTCCGCCCACGCCTCGGCAGGGCCTCCGCAGAACGGGCACGGAGCCATCGGAGTTTCGCGCACCAGCTTCTCGCGCTCCCACTTGCTGTGGGCCTGCCGCTCGTCTTCGCGGAGGGTCTTCTGGAACTCCTTCGGGGTGTCCTCCAAGCGTATTTCGCCGCACTCGACCTGGCCCCGCATGATGGCGAAGGACATCCCGTCGACGAAGTGCTTCTCAAGCTGATCCACTGAGATGGACTTCCACGCGCCGCTCATAGCCGAACCCCGAACACCCAGCAGAGCAGCATGGGGACCAGTAGAAGGCCGGTCCCGAAAACGGTGATGATAACCCCTACCGCGAGGCCGAGAAGCCCCATACATCCGATGAATCTTAGAAACGGCATAGCTTCTTCCCCCCTGGCAAATTCGCGGCGTTCGCCGCACGGAAAAAACACCACTGGCAGAACGGATTCGGCTTGCATGGGAACGTGGTGTCACTCATCATGGGCTTCACCTTCTTCTCCCACCGATCGGCCAGCGCGCCCATCTCCTCGCGGCGGTACACCCTGCCCGAGGTCTCGATCTTTCCCTGGTCCAGGTACCCGAACACGGCGCGGACCTCGCGGGCGTCCGGGAACTTGAGGAACATGGCCAGGACGTAGAGGTCCTCCTCTTCCTTGTGGTCGTCGTAGATCCGACCGGTCTTCCAGTCGGTGACCTCGTAGACGCCCGCCTTCACCCGCAGGCCCACGTCCAGCTTCATCCGCAGCCATGCGTTCTTGAACCAGTCGCCGTCGTCCCAGTTCTCCACGAACGCCCAGTCGCCCTCCACCACGACCTGCTTCTTTTGGGCGGCGTGGAGGTACTCCTTCAAGGGTTCGAGGTCGATGGGATTGGCCTTCTTGCCGTAGAGGGTCTTGTCCCCGGCCTTCTTGGCCTCGGCGACGGCGGTCTCCCAGGAGATCTCCTTCTTCACGAACTTCTCGCAGACGGAGTGGGCGAACGTGCCGCGGGCCATCGCCGGGGAGTCGGGTTCCTTGATCTTGGCGATGCGCTTGAGCGCCAGCGCCCGGGGGCACTTCTTGTAGTCCTTGTAGGCGGAGAGGCTCCAGGACTTCAGCCGGGAGAAGTTCATCTCCACGACCACATCGGCCAGAGAGCTTTGGGGCGTGGGCGCTCCCCGCTTCACCGCGCGCACCGGCTCCCGCTTCGGCACGACCTTCAGGGCCGGGGGCTTGTCAAGGGTGGCGAACTTCTTGGCCTCGGCCTTAAGGAGCGCGGAGGGGTTGAATTTCGGCTCTTTCATGGTTCCCATTTTTCGATTTCCGCCCAGTTGGTTTCGCTCTTGGCGCCTTCGGAAGACATCGGGACCCGGAACCGCCCATCGTCGGAAGGCTCCTCCCCGAACTTGATCCCCACGGAGTCCATCGCTTCCCGCAGGATGTTCATCTCGCGCGCGGCGTCCTTCGCCGGTGCGCAGATGTTGAGCTCGTCGTGGACCTGGATCAGGAACCGGGCAGATCCCTTCTTCTTGGCCCACTCGATCATCGCGCGCTTCGTGCAGTCGGCCGACGAACCCTGGATCAGGTCGTTGAGCGACTTGTACTCGAACGTCTGCCAGCGGCCCTCGTCCTTCTTCTCCACCGGCGGCTTGACCGGGTATTCCCGACCGCCCCAGGTGCGCAGGATCCCTCCGATCTTCATCAGGTGTTTGATCTCCTCGTCCAGCGACACGACGTCGGGCAGGGCCTTCTTCCAGGCGTTCTTGATCCGCTTGGCCTCCTCCACCGGGATGCCTAGCTTCTGGGCGAGCTTCGTGATCCCCATCCCATACAGCATCCCGAAGTCCGTCGTCTTGACAGTTTCACGAGGAAGGTCTTGGCCGGTGATGTTTTGAATCTGATCGTGGACGAACACGTGGATGTCCGTCTTCTCGTTGGTGCGGTACTCGTTGGCGAGCAAACCGTCCTCGAAGTGCCCCAGGGCACGGTACTCCTGTTGGGAATAGTCGCGCTTCAGCCAAACCATTCCCTCGTCGGGGAGCAGGAAGGCCCGCGCCAGAGGCAGGTGGATGAGCGAACGGAGGTGCGTAGGGTGGACGAACTTGTCCGGGCTCTTCGACTTTGGCTTCTCCCACTTCTGCGGGATGTTCTGGAAGTTCGGGGCCGAAGACATTCGCCCGGTGCCAGCGCCAGCATCACCGAACGCGCCTGCGCCCTTGACCTGGTTCCAGCTGGTGTGGATCCGGCCACCGGTGGCCTCGGCCATGTCGATCCAGTGCTCCAGGAACACGGCCATGAGCGTCTGCGCCCGGTTCCGGTACCCCAGCGTGCGGGCAATCTTCTGGTCGCGGAAGCATGTGGGTGGGAGGTTGTCCTTGGAGACCGACTTCTGCCCATCGGGGTGCGTCTTCGTCGGCTTGGTCATCGTCCAGTGGGTGACGGCGTCGGCCTTCTCCAGCGCGGCCACGAGTTGCTGGTCGTTGTCGACCTCCAGCTCCGGGGCCTTGAGCGCCTTGCGCAGCCAAGCGTCGCAGACCTCGATCCCGCGCTTCAGGTCGGCGTGGGCCTTCTTCGCAGCGGGGAGATCCAGGCGGACACCGGCCCGCTCGTTCTCCAGGAGGATCGGCATGAGTTCGCGCTCGGTATCGTACGCCGGGCCCATGCCCCGCGCCTGGACCGAGGGCCAGAGCTTGGTGAACAACGCCTTGGTGCGCACCACGTCGCCGTCGGCGTACTTCCCCACGAGCCCACCGGGCGCGCGGCAGATGTAGGCCCCCCACTCGGGCTTCTTGAACTTGCGGCCCCAGTGGTTCGTCTTCGGCCATGGGTATCCTCGTTGCATCTCGGGCACGTTGGCGAGGACCCACTCCTTCACCACGTCGCGCTCTTCGGGCTTCATGCCCAGGAGCCGCTCGGAGGCGGGCTTCAGCTTCAGGTCGAGGGAGTAGGGGTTGTTGAGGAAGAGGAGGAAGAGGGTGTCTTCCAGCCGATGCCAAGGGATCTCAGGCATCCCCATGTGGGTGGTGGCGACGTCGTAATCGAACTTTTGGCTATGCGCCAAAATCTGGTCGCCGGAATCCCACATCTCCTTGAGGGCGGCTTTGGCCTCGGCGAGTCCACAGTTATTCCCTTCGGGGTGCCCGAAGGCGTAGTAGTGCGAGGTCCGCTTTCCAGGCTTCAGGATCGAGACGCCCACCGGTCGCGGCGGATACTCCGGACGCCGCTGTATCCCGATCGTCTCAAAATCGTAAGTCCAAACTCTGGGCTTTTTCACTTCTTCGCCTCCGTGAACTCTGGGTGTGTGCAGGCCTTCACGACTTCGTTCACCGCGTCGCCAAACCAGAGGTGCCGGGTGTTCCGCAAGTTCACCACGTCGGCGTCCATGGGGAATACCTCGATCGCCACCACGTCGCCGAGCACTTCCCACTTGATGTTCTGCAGGACCTCCCAGGAGATCGCGGTCTCGTCCTTCGACTGCACCGCGATTCGGTCGGCGTACCTCCGAACCAAGTATCCCTTCGGTGTCGAGGCGAACAGCAGCTTGACGTCGAGAAGTCCCACGCTCGACCGCTCTTTCCAGTTCACGCCCTCACCCCTTGATGTTGATGATGGGCTTGATGTGCGCCACGACCTCGACGAGGTCCTTCTGTTGCTCCATCACCTTGAAAATGTCCTTGTAAGCGAACGGCGATTCGTCCAGGGTATCCTTGTCCACCTTGGCTACGACGGCCACCATGCTTTCAGTGAACTGCTCCAGTGTGAGCGTTCGCTGGGCTTCCTTGCGGCCCAGGCACCGACCTGCCCCGTGGGAAGAGGACCAGAGCGCGTCTGGGTTCCCTTTGCCGCGCACGATGAACGAGCCGTCGCGCATGTTGCCGGGGATCACGCCCACCATGCCTGCTTCGGCGTGGGTGGCGCCCTTGCGGTGGATCCAAAGGCCTTCGCGCAGTTCCGCGTGGTTGTGGTTCCGGTTGATGAGGATCTCCCACTCGCCGGAAGCGGAGCCACCCTCGCGCGCGAACCCGGCAAGCACCGCCTCCACACGAACGGCGATCTGCCTGCGGTTCTCCAAGGCAAAGGCCAGGCAGAAAGCGAGGTCCTTGATGTAGTCGGAGCCGTCGTCCGAGTCGACGTGGAGTCCGAAGTGCCCCTCCTTCGCCTTGCCGGATCCGCTGGCCAGCCGCATGTAGTGGGATGCGGTCGCGTGGCCGATTCCGCGGGAACCGGAGTGGACGATGATCCACACCTTCCCCGTCTCGTCAGCGCCGATCTCGATGAAGTGGTTGCCGCCGCCAAGGGATCCGATCTGCCTGAGTCCGTCCCTGGAGAAGATCTCCTCCATACGGGCGGACCACGGCAAGAGCCCCGCGTGCTCCCAGGTGGTCGGTGCGTGGTTGTGGGAGAACCCGACGGGAACGGCTTGGTAGATCTCGTCGAAGATCCCCTTGGCGCACCACTCCACGGCGCCGCGATCGAAGCTCGTCGGCAAGGCGCACATGCCGCAGCCGATGTCGTAGCCCACCCAGGCAGGCACCACGAAGTCCTTGGTGGCCACCACCGCGCCGATGGGCAGGGAGTAGCCGAAGTGGGCGTCGGGCATAAGGGCACCCTGCACGGCGAAGTCCTGGAGCAGGGCGCTCTCGAACTGGTCGAGCGCGCCCTGCTCCAGGACTTCCGCGAAGATCTTGTACGGCTTTTCGGTGTTGATTCTCAACATGGGTTTCTCGTTGTGGTTGAAGTGAACAAAGGAACCCCGGCAGAACAGCTTACTCCGAAGAGGAGGTCTGCCGGGGCCTGTGCCAGAGAGAAACGGGTCCTCCACTGGCCTGCTCGTGAGAACTACTTCTTCTTGCCCGCCGCCACCGGAGCGGTGAAGCGCGCCGAACGCCCGGACGGAGCCGCCTGACGGCCCTTGGGCGCCGCGGCCTGGGCCTTCTGCTCCTCGCTCAGGGGCTCGTAGGGCACCACGAGAAGGTCGCGGGCTTCCGCACGCTTCTTCTCCAGCGCGTCCCACACGGCCTGGGTGAGCTTGGGCTTGAGGTCGCCGCCGTCGACGACCTGGAACGACTGGTCGAACACGGATGGGAGCCCGATCCGCGTGGTCACGCCCCAGATGGGGAGCGACTGGCGGGCGATCCCGGCGACGAATCCCTTCCACACGGAGATGTTCGAGGGGGACACGGAGAACACCGCGATCTCGGCGTCGGCGATGGCCTTCGCCACGTCGGCCTCGTCCAGCACGGTGGCGGGGATCACGGCCAGGTCGCGCCGGTTCTTGCAGGCCTTGCCCTTGCCGTTGTCGGCCGACTTGAACTCGTTCCACTTGCAGCCGTGGCAGGTGGGGTTCACCGGCTCCTCGACGTTCGTGTGGGGCTTGAGGTTGTCCTCGAAGTCCTTGCCCACGGCCAGCTCGATCGCGAAGCAGTCGGGCGGGGCGACGTTGTCCGGGTCGTAGGCTCCGGCGTAGTAGGTGTTCTTCGCCGCGAACTCCAGGACGATCACGTCCACTTCGTTGTTGGGGAACTGCGTGCCGCCGTAGGTGAGCTTGCC